CACCTCAAAGCTGTCATCCAGGGGGATGGGGTTGTCTGAGTAGCGCTTGTCGGCCTCTATGTGCGCCTCCCGTGAAGTCGGGAGCATGGAGCACAGCCAGCCCTTATATTCGATGTATTCGTTCTGTTTGTAGCCCTCGACCTGGCCCCAGTTCTCAATGTCGTTCATCTCGGTATGGGCGATCAGCCGACTCCGGCTTATGGAAAGCCCATCGAGCTTGGCCTTAAGTTCCTGGGTGAGCTGCTCCAGCGTCCAGGCTTCCGTGCGGGCCTTTTCGAGGTAAGTCATAATCTCATCCCAGGTCGTGTCATTGATTGTTATGCCAGCATCCCGAAGGATCAGCTTGACCTGGGTTAGGTGCTCGGGGAGGACGATAAAGGAATCATCCCCGGTCGCCTTGATCTTGCGCTCCTCGGGCGGGATATAAATTTTCCCGTGGGTTGCATCCAGGCCAGCATCCCCGGCCCGCTTGAAAGATTCCAGGTAGAGAGCATGAAAATCCTTTGCATATCGTTTCCGCTCGGCCGTCCTGTCAAAGAGGTCCTGGGCCCGGACGGCATTGACTGAATCAAATTTTCCAAGCTTCTCCGCAACCTCTCGGGCCTGGCGCTTGAGATAAGATTCAACCCTGGGAATCATAGCCCGCTCTTTGCCCTGAAGGCGCTTGACGAAGCTCTCCCAGAGTACCTTTTTCTTCTCAGGTGTCTGCCAGAAGCCCACCCCGCGCTCGATTATGGCCTTGGCCCGCTTTGCCGCGGCCGCAGCGCCGCCGTTCGCCGGCTCCTCGGGCGCCCCACCTATGGGGACCAAACTCATACTTATGTAGTGCAGCTCCCCCTCGGGATACTCTTCGCCTTTATACATTTCCCGGATGACTTCATTAGGCGTCTTGACCCCGCAGGAAATAAGCGTATTGGCCACTCGGGATTTCCGCTCCTCATCTTCCTGGAGGGCCTTGATGCCGGAGAAGTCAAAGGCAAAGCTCAGGTCCTCGCCGAAGTGCGGGGCCAGACTCAGGGTGAGCTTGTCGGTGATAATCTGGGCGATAGGGATAACCGTGTCATCCCAGAACTTCCGTTGTTGGACTTCCATGTTGGAATAGTTGGCGTATTCTAAGAGCCCCACAATCGAAGGCGGAACGCCCATCGCGGCCAGGATTTCTTCACGGTTAAGTTTCCGCATCTCGATATATTGAGCATCCTTGGGGTTGCTCCCGATATTCTTTACGTCCATCCCGCCCCAGATCATGCCCGCCCGCCCGGCTTTCTTTGGCCCCTTGTGCCGTTCATCCCAAGCTGTCCAGAACCGCTTCCGGCTTTCCGGCGTAGGCTCATTGGGATTTGTAAAAAGGAAGTTGGGCGTTGCATCATTCTCCATATAGTGACGGTTATAGCCCTGGGCGCTGAACTCCAGAATGGCCGCCATCTTCGCCGGCTCCACCATGCCGAGGCCCAGGAAATAGCTGTCCGGATTGGCTAAACGAAAATGGATGATTTCGCTCGGGTCGAGGGGCAATTCCTTGCCATAGGGTGAGGTATAGATATAATTTTTGACCTCCCCGGCCGGGCCGGGCTTCATCGTTATTTGCTCAGGCTTTACCCACCATAGCTCCACCGGCTTATTGGTCGGGCCGATGGGCGTATTCTCCCGGGTGCCCACGAGGTTCCAATATTGGTTGCCCGTGATCATGAGATTGATGGCCGTGATCTGGAGCAGCTCCCGCCTGGATAAAAAACTATTAGGGCGATCGAGTAACAGATTGATTTCCTCGCCCCTGACCGGCTTTGCCTCCCCATCCTTGGCCGTCCGCAGTATCTGTAGCGGGGGCTTTGTGATGGCGATAGCCACGGCCGAGGCTGCGGCATAAATCCAGGGCAATTGCCGGAAGGCGTCAATGAAGTCCCTATAGTCGGTAACCTTCTCCGGCTCGATCTTGCCGCCCTGATGAGAGGAGGTTTCAAGCTCCATGAAGCCGGCTGTTTTCTGAACAGGCCCCGGAGCCTGGCGTACAAAGCCGCGTCGTTCAAGCCATCGATCAATCATGCCCATCAATGCGCCTCGAATCCGATATCGGAGCCCCCGGCTTCGGCGAAGGCATAGATCAATGCCTCGGCCCGGTCCGGACTTTTAAGTCCCCGTTTCTTCATCTCGTCCTTGCTCACAATCTCGATCTGGCCGGCTGAGTTCACCCGATATTCACACGAGGTGAGCTGCGCCTGAAGTTCCAGGTCATCGGGCAGGGATATATTTCCGGCCACAAGTCGCTCCCGGAATCCCCAATAGATTTCAGCCTTGAGATTCTTGAACCGCTCGGGATCGCGTGCCTTACCCCCCCCGTGTATTTCAACTACATCAATGTCCTGTTCTCTGAGTCGATCCACAACACCGGCCCCAAGGCCATCCGCATCCACCTTGACGTGGGAAGGCGAATGATCCCGATAAGCTTGGACCACAAGGCCCGTCGTACTCATAAGGTCCTGCTTCCTGGTGATCTGTAAAAGTTTTGCAACTCCCCCAAGGCGCAAGCCAAGCACGGTCTCGTCGTCTCCATACCTGGCCACATCCACGCCTAATTCAATCGGGGTAGAGGGGTGCAATTCGTGCACAATGGCCGCTTGGATTGCCTGATAGGGGAAAATATTATTCATTCCCTCAAAGGCCGTCCAGTCGCCTTGAATGAATCGCTGTTGCCATTCGGGAGGAAAGACTTCCTCCAGCCGACGGATATAATCCAGAGGCAGATCCGGGTTGTCCCTAGGTAAGGCTGGAATGAAAATATGATTCGGCCGCTTCTGGTCAATAAATCTATGCTTCAGCCAGCCCGGCGCCGGGTTGCTTCCAAGTAGGCCGAAATATTGAATCCCGGGAAGTTGGAGCCTCAGCCGGGAAGCGAGCATTAAGAAAAAGCTTTCAGTTGTCTCGCTTGCCTCATCAATAGCGAACCAACCAAGCTCCATCGACTTGAGCTTTTCGATGGCCGAGACATCATCACCCAAGCCGCCATAGTAGATCGTCGATCCGCCGGGTAAGGTATAAACATTATCGGTTTGATGATGCTTAACGATGAGCCCCGAGTCCTGGAGCATCTTGTCCAGCACCAGGAAGGTGGTCTTTTTAAATGCCTTCAAGGTATGCCGGCAGAGGTAGCCGCGGTTGCCGGGATAATCGCAGGAGAGGGCGATAGCCTCAGCACAAAGCGCCCAGGTCTTCCCGCCGCCCATCGCTCCGCCATAGAGCTTGTACATCTCCGGGGCGGCATGGAAATCGGCCTGCTTCGAGTGTGCCCGGTAGATCACCCGGCGTTCGGTCTCTATTGTCTGTAGCATCAGCGTTGTTTCTCCGTCCGTACAGGACGCGGCATTTCAAAAATGACCATCGCCTTTATTTCGCCCGAATGTTCAATGGGCTGAGTAGGTTTGCCCAGGGAATATTCAAGCGCTATCTCGACATAGAACGGAACACCCTTGGCTGCTTTCTCCCATATCAAATCAGCCACTTTATGAAATCGTTTCTCCTTTAGGCCAGCATCTGTCATGGCTTGACGCATGAGCCTAGTGAGTTCACAGGCATCTTTACTCTTGGCTCCATTCATGTTTCGTTGCGGACACGGACCTTTAGGAAAGGGCTTTCCGCGTACAGCTTTTGCAGCTTTTCTGCGATTCATTTCCAAAGTCCTACATTGATATCCTGACCCTCGCCAGGTGTTTGTAAGTGATTGAGAGAATCAAGGAGTTCGTTTGATGGATTATCTATTTCAAAGATAAGTCGTGTTCCCTTATCGGCAGAACGCAACGATGTTGATTGAATGCGCCAGATATGCGCCTTGAAGGTGACAGCCTGTTTCTTCATTTCCCGTTCAGCTTCCCCTTCTACCAGTAAGCCCTCTTGTGTTCTCTGCTATCTCGCCCAAGATGGTCACCATTTGGACCGATGCCTTCCCTTGGGCCTCGGCACTATCACATAACCTCCCCACCCCGGAGGCGATTTCGTTGGTCATCTTGTAATGGCCCTGGATGGCTTGTTCTTCCAGGACCTTATCGACGATGCAATTCGCGGTCATCTGCTTGGTCTTTCCCCCGTTTTTTCCGTTCTGTCTCAACGCCTTGGCTTTGAGTACCGCCATCCAAATCTTCTCTCCAACCAGGCCGGCCAAGGCGAGCCCGAGAATGATATCGCTTATCGGGATCTCGCCCTTGATGCCCTTGATTGCCTGTAGGAGCTGTTGCATAGTAGCGGGGTCCATTGTCATCCTCCCTATTTTTTTATCTGCTTCCGCAGCTTCAAAATCTCGGCCTTGAGTTCATAAGTCCA